TTGAAGTGGATAAAGAAGCTATTAAGAAGAAGTACAAACAGCTTGTGGAGTCAATTAATGCGGCTATACAAGAACAAGATATTGACAAAATAAAGAAGTTAATTAAACGCATATATGATATGCGTCAAGCTGGTTTGGATAAGAGTGGGGAATATAGTACCGAGAACTTAGTGTTTAAACTTTTAAGATCAACTGGGTATATAAACAAACTAAGAGATACAGTTACGCAATTAACTGACAAAGAATTATCCAAAATATAAAAAACTTTGTATAAAATCAATTTTTTTAATATTTATATCTAGAACATAATAAGGTATAATTTATGGCAGAACTACTAAATCCAAACGAAATTTTTGCAACAGCATTTGAACCAAAAGTTAAAAATAGGTTCATCTTGTACGCTGATGGCATTCCATCTTTCATCATCAAGAAAACTGATAGACCAAAATTGAGTCAAACAGCAAAAGAACTTGACCACATCAACATTCGTACCTTCTATAAAGGTAAGAGTATTTGGCAAACAATGGCGATGGAACTGTATGATCCAATTGTACCAAGTGGTGCTCAAGCTGTAATGGAATGGGTACGGTTACACCATGAATCTGTTACCGGTCGTGATGGTTACCAAGACTTCTATAAGAAGGATTTGACTGTCAATGTTCTAGGTCCGGTAGGCGACAAAGTAGAAGAGTGGAGTCTACGTGGATGCTTTATCACTGAAGCTAGCTTTGGTGAAATGGACTGGAGTGACGATGGTAGTGCTTTAACAATTAGTTTGACTATTCAACCAGACTATTGCGTGCTTCAATATTAATTTAACCTTATTAAAAAGAACCCCAGCAGAAACGCTGGGGTTTTTCTATTTATTACTATATGGATTTAGGCAAGAAAACATTTGTAATATACCCAGGCAGATTTCATCCTTTTCATAAAGGACATAAAGGGGTTTACAATTATCTAAGCAGCAAATACGGTGGCAAAGATGTTTATATAACAACAACTGATGTAGTTGAATTGCCTAAATCACCATTTAGTTTTGACGAAAAAGTCAAAATGATGACTTTGACTGGGGTACCTTTAAACAAAATAATTAAAGTAAAAAACAATTATAACCTACAAAGTTTAGTTGGTCAAATTCCTATTGATATTAATCGTGATAGTATTATATTTGCGGTTAGTGAAAAGGATATGGCTGAAGATCCAAGATTTAGTAGATTCACCAAAAAAGATGGTTCTCCAGCTTACTTACAGCCAATTCCCAAGAATTTAGATAAACTACAACCCGCTATAACTCACGGGTATATTGACACTGTACCAACCACGGATTTTACAGTATTGGGTAAACCGGCTAGAAGTGCTAGTGAATTAAGATCTCAATATGCTAAATTAAATCCTCAACAAAGAAAGTCTTTTATTACAGATTTGTTTGGTAAGTATGACGACGGTGTATATAACATTATGAATAACAAATTAGCATCTGGTGGAAGTTTAACAGAAAAGCAAAAGAGTATATTAAAGAAATTGATTGTGGGTATGATGAAAGAGGATGAGTCCAAAGTCAAAAACATGAAGAAGTTGGCTGATATGGCTTTATACAAACAAAGACAGGCTGAAGAAGACGATGCTAATGAAAAGTTAGATTCAGCTGAAGCTCAACAAGATGCTGCAGTTTCGGATGAAGATAAAAAGAGAACCGATGATGCTGTTAAAAAAGCTAAAGATATGGTAAAACGTGCTAATCTTATGTCACAGGCAGCAAAACATCAAGTACAATCTATTTAAATATAATTACTAAAAAGTTATATAAAGTTCTATATATTGTTATAAAGTTATGAGTGACGAAATTATTATTACACGAAGTACTACATCCAAAGAGTTTAGTACACAACAAACTTATCCTACTGAAATAATCGATTTGCCTAGTCAAGGAAAGTTTTATGATACATCCAACCCTTTATCAAAAGGTGTAGTTGAGATGAAATTTATGACTGCAAAAGAAGAAGATATTCTTACTAGTCCAAATTTGTTAAAAAAAGGATTAGCAGTTGATAAACTTCTTGAGTCACTTATAGTGGATAAGTCAATTAACTTGGATACATTATTATCAGGGGATAAAAATGCATTAATATTTGCTGCACGGCGTTTGGCGTATGGGGATAACTACGGTCCCCTTGACATTCAATGTCCTAAATGTACAACTAAAAATAAAGTAAATGTAGATCTTGCGCAAATTCAGAACAAATCGACAGAACCTGAACTAACCGTAGATGGTAACAATGAATTTACGTATACACTACCTGCAAGCAAGTTCGTGGTTACATTTAAACCATTAACTTCTGCTGACGAAAAATCGATTGAACGAGACAATCTAGCTCTATCTAAGATAAAAAAAGATTCTTCTAGTGAAGTTACCGGTAGACTTAGATATATGATTACCAGCATTAACGGTGAACGAGACAAAGGTAAGCTTAAAGCTTTGATTGAGAATTTATTTGCAAAAGACAGCCTATCTTTAAGACAACATATTAAGTCGGTTACCCCAGATATAGACAGTAGTTTTAACTTTGTATGTGAACAATGTACACATGAAGAAAGGGTAGCCGTACCAATCACGGCCCAATTTTTTTGGCCTGACACCGGAGTATAGACTCCAATTGCAAGAAATAATCTTTGATATGTGTTATTATGGAAACGGTGCGTTTTCGCCTATCATAGTTTACTCTTTGCCTATCTATTTAAGAAACTTTTATTACAAAAAGCTTATCGACGTTAAGACCAAAGAAAATGATGCTGCAAAAAAATCAAGTCAGTCTCCTCAACGTTCTAACAAAATAGATAAGCCAAGTTTTAAATAAACCGTATATTTATATAATATATGGCAGCAAATCCAAATAACGTAGATAATAGCATAAGTGACGCTATCAAGTCTCTAGAAAAATTACGTGGAAGTACACAGGCGTATGTGGAGACTTGGGATGATGTAGGTAAGAAGATTAAAAATGCATTTAATCCTATTATTAATATAAATAAAAGTATCGAAGAATCACAGAAAAGACAAATAGCTTTACAAGTTGAAATAACTAAGCTAGAAAAGAAGGTGAGACCAGGTGTTCTTGATAGCAATTCTTTAAAACTAAAAGGTGCAAAAGATCAATTAGCAAAAGAAAAATCCATTGAAGACAGCAAACACATACAGTCTCAATTGATAAAATTAACAATTGATGGTATTAAAATTTTATTGAAATATTATGATCGATATGATGTATTATTAAGCGAAAACGCTAAATTACAAGGCACATCAAAGGACGAAATACACAATCAATACAAAGCCGTACAAACTCTTAATAAATCAATTGATTCAAATAAATTATCTAATCAAGAAATTTTATCAACTGTTACTGCTATACGTAAAAATTACGACGCAATCGCTTCAGACGCGTTGATAAAAATTGCAGACGGCGCAGCTGCAATATCTCGGGCAACTGGTTTATCTGCGGATGAGTCTGCCAAATTTTATGAAACAATGGCTGAAATCGGAGGCACTAGTCTTCAGTCACAAAAAAATATGGAAGGAATTGCTAACTTGGCAGCAAAAGCGGCGGGAGTTCCTCTTGGTAAGTTAATAAAAGATGTTGCGAGTGCATCGACGGGTGTACGTTTAATTTTTAAAGGAAATACAACCGAACTTATTAAACAGGCAGCCGAACTCAGAAAGATAGGATCTAGTTTAGATAATGCTGCTAAATCCGCTGAAAGTCTTTTGAGTTTTGAATCGTCAATTGGTTCTGAATTAAAGTTAAGTGCTTTATTGGGGCAAAATATTAATTTTAATGAATCTCGTAGACTCTTTTTTGCTGGTAAAGTTGTAGAAGCAGAAAAGGCATTACAAAAAGAATTAGAAAGAGTCGGCGATTTAGATAAATTAAATTATTTTCAACGTAAAACTTTAGCAGAAGCAACAGGCAAAGACTTTTCAGAGTTACAAAAAATTCAAACACAGAAAAAGAGTCTTTTAGAAGCCGAACGTGAATTTCCGGAATTGGCAAAAGAAAGACTAAAAGCGGAAGATGATCTCGCTAAAGTACAAAAGTCGGCGTCTGAACAAAGAAAAGAAGAGCTTGCTTTGATTTTAAAAACGAAGATTGCAGAAACTCAGGTTAAACAAATAGAACAAGCTAGAGCCGAAATATTCTATAATTTTGGTCGTATACTGAAACCAATTGTAGATTCTATAACAAAAATAGAATTATCCGTATTGAGATTTATTGGATCTATTACAAGTGCGGGTAATGATACTGAAAAATTAGCGTATATTATTATGGGAAGTGTTACTGTAATGATTGGTGCGTTTTTCTTATTACAGAAAGGAGCTTCGGTCGCATTAAATGTTCTTTCTTCCGGTCTAGGAAATGCAGCTGCATCCGTTGGCACCGGAGTTGGAAACGGTTTGAGTAACGCTTCGCGTGGCATTAGTACATTCGGAAAGGTATTGGCTGGATTTCCTATGAGTGCAATTGGAAAACTAGCATTAATAATGGGAATTTTAACCGTGTCTGTTATCGGAATGGCATATGCCTTTAGTTTACTAGGAAACACCAGCGTTGGCCAAATACTTGCATTTTCAGCCGCTTTAGTAATATTAGGAACTTCATTAGCCATTGCCGGTGCATTATTGACCGGTCCACAAATTGTAGGCGTATATTTGTTTGCTGGTGCATTAGTAGTATTAGGAGTCGCTGCAATGGAGATGGGATTTGCTATGAAAATGGCAGGGCCGGCGTTAGAATCTATAGGTAAAACATTAAGTACATTGGCAAGTATCGTGGGTGGAGTAATTATAAAGGCATTTGATACCATGTTATCGGTATTTCAATCATTGCCGTCTGTTATAACAAGTGTAGCTACAAGTTTGGTAACAATATCAAATATTGGATTTGTAAAATTAACAGCTGCAGCTGCTGGGGTGACATCTTTATCGACCTCAATAAAGTCTTTGGGTGAAAATCTTATAAATTTTCCAATAAGTCAACTTACTAATATGGTTTCACAATTAACATTATTGAGTCAATCTGCAGATGGTTTGTCATTTGCTGTAAATTCTTTGAAAGACTTATCGGCCATGGATTTACCAAGTTTGGATATGAATCTAAAGGGCGCGGAAAGTTTATCAAAGTCAGCTGAATCTAAAGAAAAACAAACGAATGAACTAAAAGAAGGACTTGCGGTGGTTGCGCAAAAAATTGAATTATTAACATCATTAATGTCAAATGGAGGTATTGCTGTAAATCTAGATGGTCAACGTGTTAACGCTGCTTTATCAAAAGTATCTTATAGATCAGGCGGATTTGGTCAATCAACATCTCTAGCTTAATACTATTTATAATAAATGGCAAATAGTCAAACATATGTAGATGGGTTTACACCCGAAGGTACACAGGTAACCACTTTATCGGATGTACAAGGATCTGGCTTGCGATTACCAACGCCAACGGCGCAATATATTAACATTAGATCGCCTGGTAAAATAGAAAGACTATTTAGTGCCCAAGGCAATTCGAATGTACTATATACAACGAATAAACCCCAAGATTTATATCTTAAAGGTCCGGTAGCAAGTCAAATGTTTCAATATAGAAGTATTGAACAAGGACAACGAAATAAACTAACAACGGTATTTGAAGCTTCTCGTAGAGATGGTGATAGAGTAAGAAAATTTTTGGGAAGTTCAACTGGTACCAAGTTTATATTAAAACAACTTGTGTTACAAGGATTTCAACCACAAGATGAAACGAAAGTATACAATCCAGCATCGCCAATTATAGCTGCTTTAAGATTGGCTTCTTTTGGATTGATTGACAGACCAACGAGACATTTAGACACAAGTAATGTGGTTGGGGGATTGTTAGGTGCTAGTGGACTAGGAAGTATTGCTAGAACAGTTGGTGGATTATTCGGTGGTGGAGGACCAGCTGTTCCAGCTCCCCCAAGAAGTAGCGTAGCCAGTGAAGCTAGTGGTGGATTGGGATTGTCTACATTTACATCTTTGTTAGGTGGCGCCGACAGATCCGATCAAGTAGTTACAAAATTAGCAAGACCTGATGTTAGAGACTTATTAAGAGGACAAACTGCTACAAACGCTTACAATGCTCCCAGATACAGCAAATTAGTAGCTAGTGGTGGAGGTTCGTTTTTTAGTCGATTGTTAGGTGGCGTTGGTAAATTTTTACAAAACAACACTTTAATTGGTGGTATAATTCCACCAAAACAACCATGGAAATCTAAGTATCGTGCGGACGAACAATCATACGATTTGTACTTAAATGCGGGTGGACTTTTTCAAACCGATGATATAACTCCAACCAAAGATAATGGCAGTGGAATAATGAGTCAGATTGTATCTGGCCTTAAAAACGCAACTGGATTTGGTACGTCAACGAGTTTTTCTGGACAGAAAGTAAATCAAAGATTTTACCACGGATCTATCAATAAAACAGAACCGTACAGAAAAGATAAGTTTGTTAATAGAAAAGGCAATAAATCTGTATCTCCAGAAGACGTAGGTATATTAGAGTTTAACGGTGGAAATTCTAGTGCAAATAATATAGTTACTCGTAAACTAACAAGTTTAACGCAAGAAGGTTTAGATAGATACGGAAATCCGATAATAGAAGGTGTTAGTGGAAAACCAGCTACACAGTTAAAATATACAGATGTAGTAAAAGCAGATAGAACAAATGGTACTAACACAGAAAGAAGTGATCAGTTATTAAACTATAAAATATTAACTGCGGGTGCAAAAGATTTTGATGACACATTTGTCAATATTAACAATCAACCGATTAAAGATATTGCCACGAATTTGTCTGATAATTTAAATAAAATAATTAGTTACGGAAACAATTATGTTGCAACTCCTCGTATAAACAATGTTTCACCACAACAATTTGCGCAAGTTGATATAAAAAGTAAACAATTTAAGAATGACAAAATCGGATTCAATTATTTAGCCAACTTATCAAAGGAAACTGTATACACCAGTCGTTTTAACGAAAATCGAGGATTGCCAACTAGATTAGGTAAAAAAGATGGGGATAGATTCATACAACCAACAAATAATGTTGATTACGTAAATTCGTTAAACGTACTAAACGAAGAAGAATTCAAAACCCAGTATGGAGATGATTCTAAATACGGGTCATCTGGACCTGACATTGTAAAATTTTTCTTCTATGATATAGTAAACCAAAAATACATACCGTTTAGCGCAACTGTAAAAGGAATACAAGACTCCAATACAGCTGAATGGGAACCTGTAGAGTATCTCGGAAGACCTGATAAACTATATTACTACAAAGGATTTACAAGAGATGTCAGTTTCAATTTCGTAGTTAATGCACACAGTATAAAAGAACTATTACCTATGTGGACGCGAATTAATTATCTGGTCGGGTTAACTAGACCGTCTAATTACACATTAGGTGCGGCCGGAGGATTCATGGTACCTCCAATGGTTCAACTAACACTCGGTGATTTTTATAAGAACCATTTTGTAGTAATAAAATCTTGTAACGTAACAATACCAGACGATGCTTCTTGGGAAACACTTCCTGAAAAATCTTCTTATCCAAAAGATAATTGGTATTGGGGACCAGATCGTTCAATTACTTGGTCAGATGATACCAATATAATAAATCCAAGAGGAGATAAATCCGATTCACAAAATAGATTTGCTCAATTTCCAAGAACAGCAGAAATAAATGTACAAATGAATATTCTTGAAAAAGACAGACCAAAAACGGGTAGAGCTATTTGGGGAGATTCTCCTGTCAAAACTAATTTACAATATATAGATCTAAATAATCAATCTTATGTTGATATATTAACTGATAAATCATCTACAGATCTATCCAGAAATTCATTTTCACAGAACGTAAGAACCGATACATTAGTAGCTACCAGCCAATTCACAACATGAGATATCAATTTACACCGGTTGAAAAAAGATGGGATGGTAAAAACGTTTATACAACAACGTATTATCCAAGTATACCCGAGTCGCCTGACGATTTTTATGTCACCGTGAGTGAAAGTGATTACTTAGATAGTTTAGCTAAACAATACTATGGTGACGAAACATTGTGGTGGATAATTGCAAGAGCAAATAATTTGCCAGGATATAAATTGTCAGTTACCACGAACAAACAATTACGTATTCCTGGAAACATATCGGTAATAATGAATAGATTAAAAGAATTAAATTAATGTTATGAGTAGAGATATAGCAGATACAGCACCGAAGTGGTGGGAAATACAAAATGTTCCTACTGAATGCATAAAAGAATTAAGAAGACGTAGCAATTCCGTCAATATAGGATTTAACATTCCACAACCATATATTCCAAATTCTTCTTTTAATTTTGATGCAAATTACGATAAGTACAAGGGTCCAATGACTCCTTGGGTTAGAATATTTTCAAATAGTACCGGTAAATCAATTAATGGACTTGTACCTAGAAGCGCATATCTAGATAAGAATTATGTACAAAAAGATTATAATGGATTCGTATTAAAAGGCGGAGACGGATTCTATGACGCTTTTGGTTATGAACAAGGAAAACCACTAAATAGTAGATATGCAATTATAGGATATGAAGCCGACGGAACTCCACATTACATTGATAATATATATAGAAGTCAACTTGCTTATAACACAATTATAGATCCCAGATTTCCACAAAACAATCAAGTTTCATCAATCGTACCACCGCCGGGTATTGTATCTGTGAACGTAAAACAAAGCAAAGATTTATTAACATATGCTGATTTTGAGTTTAAATGTTTTGGACTAGCTCAATTGGAATATCTTACTCCGTTCTTTTTAACAGCCGGTATAAATTTAATAGTAGAATTTGGGTGGAATTTATTTAATCAAAAGTCTTTAATCAGTCTAAACGATTTAGATGAATGCTGGAAAGTTACTAACGAACCACAAACAGCATTGGATAGAGCTAATTTATCAAACGGTAATTATGGATGTGTTACTGGTATAGTTACAAAATATTCATTCAAAACACAAGATGGATTTGTGTACACTTGTAACGTTGAAATGATTTCAAGACAAGCATTGTATGCCGGTTTGAGAACCGAAAACAACACAACGGTCAAATTAAATTCAAATGACGATATAAATTTTGACAGAGAGTTTATTGATCTTAAAACTTTTGTTAGATTATATCTGACTGATATTAATGATGTAATACAACAACCACGAACCATATCAGGCAATCCTTATAGTACAGGTGTAACAAATGTCAAATCTAATTTCTTAAATTACATATTAGACAAGATCAACAAGAATAATGATACTAAAAAACAAAAAGATCAAAACGCACAACAAGAAGCTTTACAAAAAACGTTTGTAAGTGACATAAATACTTTGCAAAGTTTTAATAATCAGTATACTTTATTTTATGGCGGTAAAAGTGAAGACCGAGTATTTTGTGGCCGTAATTTTAAGAAAGCTTACGGTGCAGAAAAAAATCCTTCAAAAGATAATCCGGCAATATCATACGGTACCGTGAATACAAGTCCGCTGGACTTGACTACAAATACGAATATCGGCAAAGTAAATTACGATCAAATTTCATTCGCAGATAACAATTTAGATTTTGACGTAAAAGATGGTGCAGACGAAGTATGGTTACAGTTAGACTTCGTGTTTGAGGTATTTAACTTGTTTATGTCCAATTTAGGCACAAAACAATTTTATATTGATATAAATGATGTGATAGTTAATGCACATCCAAATTTAATATCATGTGATCAAAATGTACTTATACCAAATCCTGTTGCACCAAAAGTAAATATTGGAACTCCAAAATCAAAAATATCCGGTAAAGGTGGGTACTTAAAAGCTGAAAATGCTGAAACATTACAAACTATAAATACTTTTGGAGTAAACATAAATAGAGAAACCGGAGAGGCCACGGCAAGTAATTTTGCTTTATTTCCAAGTAACGAAACCACCGGTAATCAATTTTTAAATCAAATAGCTGATATAACAGTAAATAGAAATTCTAAAATAGAAGAAAAAATAAAATCAACACTTGAGTATTATAATTTAAGTGTAGAAGAAAGCTATTATTTAGCATGTAATGCCGCTAGAAACACTTTTAAAACAAGGGGTAGAGTGCGTGATGATTTGGATCGTGTAATCAATTATCTTTATTACAAATCAAACGCAAAAGGATCCGCTGCATTTCCATTTAAAGAAGATAAAACGATTGTGAGAAAAACAAAAAATGGTAGTGAAACTTCTGTAACTTATAAAAAATATTATTATGGTTATTTGAAACACATTTATATTAAAAAAAGCAAAATAATAGAACTTTGTAAGGCAGAAACAAAAGGTACTGATGCTTACAAAGATTTATTATCTTCGATATTAAATGTAGTAAACGAATCTGTAGGCAATTTTTGGAAATTTGAAATTGTACAAGGTGCAAGTGAAAATGGCAGATCCACTATATCTGTTGTAGATAAAAACACTATTAATTTTTCAATGTTGCAACAAATATACACGTTTGAGTTGGGTAGTACAAACAATGTGGTAAAAAATATAAATTTTGATGTAAGTTTAACCAACGAACAAACAACCAACGTTTTATTTAGCAATCAAAACAGTGCATTGGTATCACAAGATCCTAGAACATTGATACAAACCGCTAAAACCGTAACAGATTTAAATGCAACTATAACTACTTTAAACAATCTTCCGTTTTTAAAATTCGTTGATAGGCTTGACAAATATCAACTTGACAAATTGTACGAACAACAAAGTGGGTCTTTGGCAACATTAACACCTGGTGCTACGGCTGGAATTGAAAGTGAAAATAATGATATAGTTAATTTACAAGTATATGGTTCTAAAGAAAAAAATGGTGTGCTTTGTATGACATTTAAAAACATAGAAGGCAACGGTGATTTTGAAGACCCTCGGTTCAGAAATAACTATAAATATTTGTGTTTATCTTCGGGTATGAAAAGTAGATTAAGACAAATGTTAGATGACGGCGATTTTAAAAATAACACTGCTAAGTACAGCGGAGTTGCTGATAATTTCCAGGTGTCTATCACTCTTGACGGAATATTTTCATTTAGAAATCTACAATGTTTTGCGATCAGCAACTTGCCAAAACCATATGTTCCGGGCAACGTAATATTCCAAGTTTTGGAAGTGGAACATAGAATTGAATCAGGCAAATGGGAAACTGTTGTAAACGCTTTGGTAAGATGTGTAGGTACTTCAAAAATTGAATATGTAACTGTATGATATACGATACTCCACTTGCTACGAGAAATATTGTAGGATTGAATAACTATCAATATCTACAACCATCCACTTATTTACCTACAATTACACAAAAAGATTATGATGAAGGTTATATAAGTAGATTTTTTGCTGGGAGAATTAACTTTTTTGAAGTAATTGAAACCAACTACAAAGATTACAATATGATCGATTCCAATTATTTTACCAAAGTACAAATTAACTGGAAAATAACAGGTGTTGAGTTTAATGTATATAATGGCAAAATGTTAGAAACTGTAGGTGTAGTTAATTACAACAAGTACCGTATACTAGAGGCACAAAAAGTAATACCTAAGATAGATCTTATATTAAATAACCCAAAACAATTTTGGCGAGGTTACTAGTTGACAAATAAAAGTTTTATTGTATAGTTAAGATGTGAGGTATTCATCTAAAATCTACTTAAAGTTAATAACCAGAGATAATAATTGCCATAATAAATGTGGAGATGTTATCGCTGCATTTATTTATGATTTTGGTACCGAGAAGAAACACTATTACAACTTTGGTCATTCTGATCTTGTAGTTGACTCTACTTTTAATGATATCAAAGATGAGATAGAAAATCGTAAATATAAGGTGTATGTAAAAAACAAGAAGGCATACAAGTATTGGATTGATTGTAATTTTGTAGATGTAAACCTTTTTGGTTTTATTGAAAACAATGAAACTCTAGATGATATTAGTTCGACTTGCAAAGATTATATTCAGAACAATTATCATACCGTCAAAGACTTTAACTTGATTGTGCCATTTGTTAAACATCAAGAATGTTTTGATGAAGAAGTTCAACAAATAGCTCATTTAAATGAAAAAGAAACGGATACATACTGTTTTAAGTTCTTCAATGATGTAATCACAAACACTTTGTATGATGTTGAAAAAAACGGTTTAAAGATCGATACTTCGTTGTTTAAACAACACTTTAAGGCACGTACATACGACGATTATGTATACACGAATTATAACATCTACAATCCAACTGGAAGACCCAGCAATTCTTATGACAACGTAAATTACGTTGCTTTGAAGAAAGACGATGGGTGTAGAGCTAGCTTTGTATCAAGATACGTCAACGACGGTCATTTGATGATGATCGATTTTACGGGGTTTCATCCATACATTGTAGCTAATTTAGTAGATTATAAGGTTCCTGAAGAAGAAACTATCTATGAACATCTGGCTAAACAGTATTATAATACCGATTCTGTTGCGCCTGAGTTGCTTAGTAAAGCTAAGAAACTTACGATGGTCAATTTATACGGACAGATAAGTGATGCTTATATAGACATTGAATATTTTAAAAAGACGGAAGAACTTAAAAACAAGTATTGGGATAAATTTACTAACAAAGGTTACGTAACAACTCCTATCTATAAACGTAAGATTACAGATAAACATATTTTGGGTGCAAATAAGAACAAATTGTTTGCTTATATTATTCAGGCAGCTGAAACCGAATATGGTATTGACAGTTTGAGTAAGTGTATTAAGTTTGTTAGCAACAAGAAAATTGTGCC